TTTAATCATAGATTATGTTGATCATATATCTCCGATTGAAATTAAAAAAGGTATTAATCCAGTGAGTAGTAATTTTAACTTTAATTTCTTGAAAAAATATGGAAAGCCAATCTCTAAAGGAATTGTGATTGATTCAAGAGAAGATCTGTTCCCTATTAATGCAGACAACTGGTATTGTCCAATTTATATGATTGGTATTTAAAAATCCCCTTGGACAAAATCCTTGGGGAAGTATCATTCTATTGCCCTTAAATGTCGATACACGGACATGGTTTTAAGGTCAATTGTCGATACACGGACATAAAATCATAAAAAAAGAGGAATAAAATCCTCTAATTGATGTAAACACCATAACGGAGCTTGTGCTTCGTTTTTCTTATATAGTATATTTCTTCTTGAATCAGAATGTCGTCATCCATGGTCTTGATGGTGGATATATCGCCAGCGTTTCCTAAAACAAAAGTGATGTGATCTCTATCGTGAATAATTACCCTACGAAATATTTGATGAAGTGGTACGTTATCAAGTGAAGTAATAATTCTATTATAAGGCGCTAATGTTTTCTTAAATTGATATAGATAGTCGCTAATAGTGGTAGAGGTGTTAATGGTGTTTTCTAATGCTACCTTCTTTGAATATAGAGGTTTTAGCTTTTCTTTATAAGCCTTATTAATTTCGCGAGAAAAGTCATCATCAATATTTTCGTATTTTTTGAATTTCGCATGTAATTCCTCTATCTTTTCCTGTAAAACCTCAATTTCTTTCTTCTTTTTATTGATATCATTCTTTTCATTAAATGATTCTTCCAAAAGCTGATAGAAGTGGTTCTTATTGACGATGATCTTATTTACAGTGTTAACGGTAATAATATCAATGACGTCTAAAGGCAAATCATCATTCTCGCATTCTTTTCTATTGCGGTTAGAAGCGCAATGGAAGATTCTAGATTCTGAAGCCTTGCCTCTATTATTAATTTTGAATTGATAATTTTTACCACACTTTCCACACATGAATAGACCAGAATAAATGCTCTTATTAAAACAAACCTTACCTTCGCGATTATCATCATATTGGACTATATTTTGATACTCAACGGCTTTCTTTTTCAGTTTCTCGTTAGCAGTCATCCATATCTCTTTACTAACAATCGCAGGATGATTATTTTCAATTAATATAGTGGGAAGAGTTCCATCATTTTTAAGTCTTTTTCCTCTTACTCCTTTAACAAATGTTTTTTGTAAATATGCCGCACCCATATATTTTTCGTTATGGAGTATTTTTCTTAAGGATTGAAAATGCCATTCTTTAGTGAATCTAGGTTTATATCCCTTTTTATTTAATTCATCTATAATTTCTTGTCTTTTATAGTCTTTAATGTAAAGGTCATAGATTAATCTAACTGCCTCTGCTTCATTTTTATCAATAACGATATTTCCATCTTTATCCTTATGGTAGCCATATAGCAGTTCTGGATTAAAATAGGCCTTTTTATCTTTAAAGTTTTTAGCATAACTCATTCTAACGTTATCGCTTATAACCTTAGATTCGTTTTGAGCATGAGCGCTTAATACGTTAATTAATAATTCGCTATCCATATTAAAGGAGGAGATATTTTCACTTTCAAAATAGACTTCAACGTTATTGTTTCTTAAGACTCTTAAAATATTAATCGCATCTTCAGCGTTACGACAAAAGCGCGATAATGATTTAGTAATGATCATATCGATTTGTCCAGACATCACTTTATTAATCATTTTTTGGAAGTCTTTTCTTTTATAAATGGATGTCGCGGTGATACCGTCATCTACAAATACACCAGCAAATTCCCATTCTGGATTCATCATTATTAATTTTGTATAGGTCTCTATTTGAGCTTCTAATGAATTTTCTTGTTCATCGCTTTTAGAAGAAACACGAGCATAGGCACATACTCTTTTCTTATTAGGACTAACATATTTATTAATTTGAATTACTTCTTGTAGCATATTCCCTCCAATCTCACGATTTTATATTTATAGACCTTCCCGGTATTTGGTGAGGAGTAATAACCGCGTAATACTTCCTTTAATTTATTTAATTCTTTAACATTTTTGCTTATTTCATCTTTAGAAATAGGGGTCCCAAAATTATCGATAATAGTGATGCTTTTATCTTCATTAATGATAACTTCATCAATAAGGTTCAAATAGCATTCATCATTTACATCATTATTAATCGCATTGATGATTTCTTTGGATCTATTTTCATTAATAAACGACTCATAAGTTTCAACGCTTAATTCATCTAATTTCGCTTTTAGATTATTAAGCTCTTTTTTCTTAGCTTTATATTCAAGCGATAACTTTTCATCATCATCTTCTAAATCAGATTCCATCTTTCTTTCAATGATGGCTTTTAAAGAAGTTTCTAACGCATTTATTTCTTCTTTAACTTTGTTATATTCTTTTTGTTTAGTTGAAGAGGTGCCTAAATTAGTAAGAGTTTTTATTAAGGAAGAAGTTAATGACTTATCAGAATAATACTCTTTAATCGCTTTTATACAAATCGAGTTAATGTCGCTCACTCTTATTGGGGTATTAGGGCATCTTTCTTTTAATATGTTTCTTCTGGAAATATTGCAGACAAGGACCTCTTTATCTCTATAGGTTTGATAGAACATTGGCTTACCACATGTTCCACAATAGACTTTTGTTGATAGTAGATTATTTTTATCTGGTCTAGCAAATCTATCTTCCTTTTTATGGGCAATAATGTTTTGCACTAAATCAAAAGCTTCACGCGATATGATTGCTGGATGATGATTTTTAACTAACCACATATCAGCGTACTTACCATCCTTATTACTTTTAGATTCATGAGATAAATAATCAATAACCACGGTCTTTTGAAGAATTAAGTCGCCTTTATATTTCTCGTTTTGAAGAATCTGCATGATGTTTTGGCGGTTCCATTTTTCTTTTCCTGAACCAGTTAAGTAGTGGCATCCTTCTAAAAAGTCGATTATTTCTTTGATGGATTTATTAGCGAGATATAGATTAAAGATAGCTCTTACTACCTCAGCTTGCTCTTCATCGATGATGAGGTTACCGTTTTCATCTTTTGCATAGCCTAAAAATTTAGCAGTGGAGATACTCCAGTTGCCTTCTTTCATTTTCTTTTTTATCGCCCATTTAACATTATCAGAGATATTTTTACTTTCTTCTTGAGCGATAGATGAGTGGAAGGTGAGAACCATATCGGTTTTAGTGTCTAAAGAGGAGATACCCTCTTTTTCAAAGATGATTTCCACTCCGATGTTTCTTAATTCTCTAATCGTAGAGAGTAAATCAACCGTATTTCTTCCAAATCTAGACACGGATTTAACTAGAATTAAATCAATCCCTCCTGCTTTAGCTTCTTTTACCATTGCATTAAATCCGTCTCTACATTTTAAAGAGGTACCGGTGATGCCTTCATCGCTATACATCCCAACGAATTCCCAATTTGGATTAGAAGTAATCTTTTTCGTGTATTCATCAATTTGTGACTTAAAAGAGTGAATCTGATCATCACTATCAGTAGACACCCTCGCATACGCCGCTACTTTCTTCTTTTTAATATCAAGGCCAGTAGAAGCGATATATTGATTTGGACTAGCTATTTTAATTACTTCTTTTTCCATCATGTGTATATTGCCGTACTAATCAATTAATATCAATATAATTGATATTATCAATGCAAGGAAGTTTATATTCGTGACGAAGTGCGATTAAAAGAACATACCATTCCTGGTAGCTGATTTTCTTTTCTTTTAATAGCTTATCTAATATCGCTACTTCAAATTCGTAGCTGGTATCTTTCTTCACAAATAAAATCTCCAGAATTTCTTCCGGAGATTAATTTGTCGGATGACTCGACACTCTTCTATCGCAATAGCAATTTAGCAAATAAGAGTATATTTGTATATATTCATTTTGTGGGGATTATTAATAATCCAAAATAATTTTTTTAACTATTCCAACGCACATCTTTTTAATTTGTTTCTCATTTGATAACCATTCGGTGCCATTTGGGAATCCGTATCTATAAAGTTGTTCTTTACCTTTTTCTTGGCTATCCATTGGAACAACTTTTGTTACGTATTCCATTACGACAGGATGTTTTTCTAACCAAACATCGTATTCGCTCCCATTTGTGGTAAGAGTAATAGTGGTGTTAAGAACAAGGTATGTTGGTTTAGATAAATCTAAGTCATCTTTATCTTTTAATTTTTGAACGATAACTTTAGATCCTACAGGAACATTAAAGGCATTTTTTTCATTATCAATTTCTATGACATATAAATCGCTTGAGGATACACCTCTGATTCTTTCATCAATACGGTATGTCTTATTTATAACAGAACCGTCCTTACCTTTATATGTAACTGGTTCAATATTGAATTTTCTAACAGTGGAAGGAGCGCCAAGGCCAATATGACTATTCTTTTGAACATAAACGGGAAGCTCCATTGTATATAAATCATCTAGTGTTTCACCATCGATTAATTCACTAACGGAGATTTTAAAGTAACTCGCTAAAATAATAGCTTTGTCATAAGGAAGATTGCTTAATCCCAATTCAATTCTAGAAACAAGTTGTCTTTTTACACCAAGTAGATTAGCGATATCGGTTTGAGATTTACCAATTTCCTTTCTATATTTATAAATTCTTTGACCTAATTTGTATCTATCAATATTGGTTGGCTTCATAAAAAATCTCCTGTTGTTAAACACATAATAACACAAGGTTGCATAAGTGTATACACATAAAATTAGAAAATGTTCGTTTTTGGTTGCACAATTTCTTAAAAGTGGCCTTTTGTATAACCAATTTTATAACCAGAAATGTTCAATTTTTTTGCAAATAACATAGAAACTCGAAATAATGCTGACAAGGTATCGCCAGTGTTTTATTATTTGGTTGTTCAAACGAAAATGCTTGAAAAACACGCAACCAAAAGGAGGTAGACACATGCGTAAATACTTATTTGAATTAAGAATGAATAAAGGATTTTCCCAGAGAAAGGTTGCTAGGGAATCTGGTATCTCTTATCAGCATTATTCAAAGATTGAAAATGGTGAAAGAGGTAATAAAGTTTCCTTCCTTGTTGTTGGTAGAATTGCGAAAGTCTTGGAAGTGCCACTAGAAAAAATGTTTGAACTTGAAGAAGCCTATCAAGACTCAATTGAGTTTAACTCTGAGAGTCATTAATAGAGGTGTGGCGATTAAATGTATCTGTGCTCTTTTATCGCAAATTCCAGAGATTAATTTATAGAAACATTTATATCGCTGCATCTCTATAGGAGGTGAATATGGAAAGTGGAATTATTGATTATTTTGAAGAAGATATCGAATCCTTCATTTTAGATCTAGATAGAAGCCCAATTACCAAATCTTCATATAAGAAGATACTCATGAACTTCTCGCTTTATCTAAGAGAAAGAGATATCGCTAAACCTAAGACTAGAAATCTTATTGATTATAAAGAGAAGCTTTCAAAGACATTAGCGCCTTCCTCGTTACAAAAGGTCATAGTGGTGCTTCATCGATTCTTCCGTTATTTATCTGGAAGAGAAATCTACCCCGATATATCTAATGGGCTTAATCCGATGAAAACTACCAAAGTGATGAAGCGTGATGTCTTATCAGTGGATGATGTTGCTGCGTTAATAAATATCGCCGAAGCTAAATCGCATCATTCATTAGAGGATTACCGCAATTACGCGATCCTTTCTCTAATTGCGACTACTGGACTTAGAACTATTGAAGTAGAAAGAGCGGAAGTCGCTGATTTATCTATGATAAACAAAGGCCACATCTTATACGTAAGAGGTAAAGGAAGAGATGATAAATCTGAATACGTAAAGATATCAGATGAAGTTTATAACATCATTGAAACTTATCTCGCTAATAGAAGAGATGAATTTACCCCTTTATTTATAACGCATGGTCATAACTCATATGGAAATCCAATTAGAACTAGGACCATTAGAGAAGTAATTAAAAACTTCTTATTAGAAGCTGGCTTAGAAGATAGAAATATGTCTGCTCATTCATTACGTCACTTTGTATGTAGTGAAATCCTCCGTAGTGGTGGCTCTTTAGAAGAAGCTCAACAAGTGCTTCGTCATAGAGATATAAGTACCACCCAAATTTATAACCATTCTCTTAAAAGAGAGGAAAACGATTCAGAACTTCTTGTATCAGCAAAATTATTTATGAAAGGAGCTAAATAAAATGGCTAATGAATTAATAAAAGCAAATCAAAATGAAATTATCGCAGTTGATAACTACAACCCTAATTTTGGAAATATCAGAAACATTATCGTTGATGAAGAAGTCTGGTTATGCGGACTTGATGTGTGTGATGTACTTGGATATGCCGATGCACCCAAAATACTTAAATATCATGTTAAAGAAGCTGAACGGAAAAAATTTCCGATTAGCTCTCATGGGCAAAATAGAAAAATGGTGTTTATTAACTCTCGCGGTTTCTATGACTTGTGTCAAGGTTCTAAACTTCCTCATGCTAGTGATATTAAAGATTGGATAAAATCCAAATTCTTTATCGCGGTTGAGAATAACGAATTGCCAGCTGTAACAATGGATGCATTAGTAAGCAACCCAGACTTCATTAATAAAGTTGGCGATAGAGTCGTTGATGTTCTTACTGATGAAGCAAGTAAATATCGCGCTTTAAAAGGATCTAAAAGCTTGATCCCGATGAAAGATGTCGCTGATACATTAGCAATACCAGGAATTGGAAGAAATACCTTATTTAGAATCTTAAGAAGTAGAAACATCCTTAATGAAGAAAACAAGCCATATCGAGAATATATCGAAAATGGCTGGTTTAGAAGTGTCGAAAATGAATATACCACTAAAAGTGGAGTCCATGTTTCTTTTACCACAAAAGCTACAGTTAAAGGATTAGAAAATATCCGCCGCTTATTAAAAGAATGGGGGTATTGCTAGTGGATTATAAAGTTACTTATTCCGTTAATGAAGTAATGGAAATCCTCGGCTTATGCCGTAGAAGCATTATCCGCTACATCAAAGCCAAGAAGCTTGATGCTTTTAAGGTTGGATCTCAGTGGAGAATCTTTGGTGAATCATTAAAGGCTCTTATAGAAGGAGGGACATATCATGGCGATTAGACGTTGTTTTTCAAAGAAAATAGTCAGAAGCGATGATTTCCTCGATTTACCAGTAACGACACAGCTACTTTATTTCCAACTCGGTATGGAAGCGGATGATCGAGGCTATATCAATAACGCAAGAAGTGTCATTAAACTAGTGGGTTGCACTAAAGGGGATTTAGAGATGCTTATCGCTAAACGCTTTGTTTTAGTAAGAAAAGAAACTCTTATCCTTATTAAAGGATGGAGAATCAATAATACCATCCAACCAACTAGAATCTCTGAAACGTTGTATGTTGATGATTTAAAGTTTTTATATCTTGATGAACATGGCTCTTATACCGAAAAAGAAACCTCTGAACCTGTCTTGTTGACAATTTGTCGACAAAATGATGACAAACTGTTGACTCAAGATAATATAAGAGAAGAAAAGATAATTAAAGATAACTTAATAGAAGATAATTTAGGTCAATCTAATTTAATCCAAAAGAATGAAACTGGGATTTTTAAAGGGATAGAAGTAAGTAACGCTGCCAAGATCCTCTTCTTAAGTATTCCTACATCATTTGATAGTGGTATTTCCAGCCCAAATAAAGATAGATATTGTTTCTATTTTGATTCTCTTTTAAAGCAAGGGATTGATGAAAGAGATATAAGAGGTGCCCTAGAAGACATCTTTAGAGACTTAGATGAAGATGATATTGACGATAAATATCTCTATCTCACTAGTAGATTAAATAAGATTCTTCGACTAAATAGTGATGAGTTTGAAGATGACAACCTAGCTACTACCGAGGTCTTGAATAACAATTCCTTAGATGAAGAAGAGGTAAACGATGATGATTTACCTTTTTAAAGAGTTTAAGAGTGCGACATTATCGCAGTCTTTAATCATAACTAAAAATAGTCTTAATACCTCTAATGTATATTATCGGTTATTAGGGATAGACACTATAGGACAATTAACTAGCTTATAAATCATAGATTTAAATGGCTAGTGATAGATGAAGAAAAGTTTCATCTAAGAAATGAATAAAGTTAATAATTACAGTTTTTAGGAGGAATAACTTCAACATGAAGAAATTAGATACCTTTCAAGAGTGGGTCAAAAATGGCACTGCAGATACATATTTATCTTCTATAAGAAGATGGGTAAGCGATAACGCCACTCAAAAGCAAATTGCTAAAAGCCTTCATATTAGCGAAAAAACATTAATAACGCTGAAACAAAAACATAAAGAAGTCGCAGCCGCTTT